GCGGCATCCATTAATTGATAAGCACGCTGTTTTGTAAAACTCCATTGCTCACGGCAATATTCTTCGAATGTGCTATACTCTTGTCTGTAAAGCCGTTTATCCCGTATTTCAAGCAGGGCGTTCCCAACATCCACGAAGGTATTCAGCCCTTGCCTGATAGTTTCTTCAAGCTGGTATAAACGGCTTCTCTCATCTAACGTAATTAAGTCTGTCACATAACCTCCTAAAACAGTCCCATTTGCGGCACTTGATTATCCAGTTCCAACACCGCCGGACTGTGCGCCTATCGGCAGCCCGAATTCCGTCACCAGCCGGCTCAGGATCGCCCTGACGACCCGCTCGTGCATGCCGGTGCGGTCGGTCAGGATCTGGATGGTGACGGCGTTTTCCATGCCGATCGCGTCTTCCATGCAGGCGGCGACAAGGCGCACATCTGCTTCCCTGATCTCCGATATCATTCTGCGGTAAATCTCTTTCGGTGTCATTTTCTCCTCGTCAAACTAATACTTTCGGGTTAATCAGATTCTTCCATCGATGAAAGAATCAACCAGACTTGAGAGGCTCCGGTTCGGGGGAGACTGGTTCGTCTCCCACCTCAAAACCGTGGATCGGGCGACGCCCAGAAAGTCGGCAAGATCTTGGAGCGACCAACCGCGCCGCAAGCGTTCTTCCGTCAGGCTTTTCCCGATATATTCCCGTCCTTCGATAGCCGGTTTGCAGCTCCCGTTGGGTGTTATCCTGTAAGCCGCGCGTTTTTCGCCGAACACCCAGCCGCGGCAAAATTCGTGCTGGAAGCGCCATTCTGGCATTCCACCGTTGCGGAGGTCATCCGGCACCCACGCGCACAAGCCGACGATCGGGTCTGTGTTACAGCGCAGCCACCCTTTGCACGTCAGGCACTCTCTCATGCCTTCCTCACGCTGACGCTGGGATTGCCGACCTTGCGGAATTGCAGGATTTCTGGGTGATGGAGTGCGTATCCGGAAAGCCCCTTGTCGTCCCAGCTCACCCGTGGCTTGCTCCAACTGAAGGTGTGGTGGGTGCCTTTGATGGATTGACCGGCTTCCAGCACCGCTGCCTTGATCTCGGCTTCGAGCATTTCACGTTCCATTCGGAGCGGTTCTGCCTTGCCTTCAAACTCGGCGTCAATTTCAGCCATCAGCTGTTTGACTGTTTCTGGGATAACCTGGTCGAGCATGGCTTGTTTTTCTTGGGCGATGAGATCAAGCCCAAACCCGATGTCTGAGTATCTTTCGATTTTTGTGTAAATGTCTGTTGTCATTTCGTCTCCTGAAATATTTGCCGGTGATAACGCCCACCGGCAGGCGCTGATCCATTCGCGGGCAAAGGAGAGAAAACCCGCGCAAGTTAGTTGATTGAACCGTCCTTTTTGTAAGCCAGCACTTCCTGCGCTGCCTTGATCTTCAGGTTGAGTTCGGCAACTTCCGCCTCACTCAGCCCGTTCGACCTGATCTTCTTCCAGAGGGCATTGAGCATGGCGCTCAAGCCGGCGATGTCCATATCCTCGTAACGCTTGCCCGCGGAGGTCGTGAACTTGCAAGCCCTCTCGATGGTCATCACTTCCTCATCGTTCTGCTCATTCTGATCAGGTTTCTGATCAGGTTCTTCGACGGAATAATCGGCGTCTACAACATCATCGACCACCTGCCGGCTGACGCTGGTTCTGACCGGTTTGGCTGGCGCGGATTCTGCCTGCCCCATTTCTTCGGTTGTGTACAATCCGGAGAGCTCCTGCGGAAATGCTTTGCGAAGAGCCAGAGATTCGGCGCATTTGGCGATCATGATGTCGGGCATCTTCGCCCACATTGCGGCGGGCGTGCCGTCCTTTTTGATTTGGGCATATGCGACGTACCTGGCAACCGCCCACAGAGGTTCGCGGAAATCGGAGCGGATCACCGCCACCTTAGCGGCTGCCGGAGGTTCGTTCGAGAGCCAAACCTCTTTCCAGACGCCGTCCTTCCCACACCAGTACGGGCCCAGCTGACCCGCGTATTTCTGCGAGCGTTCCGCGATGAGGCGCAGCCCGTCGATGGATACCTGGGTGGTCATGACCTCCCGCCCTTCCTGTCTGTCGTAGCGCTTTATGGCGTAAATCTGGCGAGAAAATGGGTCGAGACCGGTTCGCTGGCACTGCATCACGAAGAGGATCAACTCGTCATTGGTTGCGCCTTTGGCGATGGTGCGCTTGATCAGTTCGATCCTTTCAGCGTCCAGCACCTGAGGCACTTGGATTAATTGATTAGTGGATTGTGGTACAATTTCCATGATAAACCTTTCTGGCTTCAAGCCATGAAACTTGATTCAGCCTCTGTCTCCGCAGGGGCTGGATTGATTAACGACCGCATCAGGTCGATTTCAATTAGGTTGGCAACGATTTCACGTTGGCATCGCTTCCACGCCGAGCTGAAAGGTTTGAGCTCAAACATCTCTTCTCTCAAACAGCGGTTTTCTTCTTCAAGCTGATTGATATATTCCTGACGTTCTCTCATCTCTTCCTCTCATTCCATCCGGCTGCCACGCAGACAACCATTCCCAGCACCGCCAGAGGCAGCAGTCCCAACAGGCAGGTCAACGCGTTTTCAAACATTTCGTCTCCTTTTCAAAATGGGGTGTTTTCCTCGCCCGCGAACGGGTCGAGGTTGAATTCGTTGCCGCACTGCAGGCAGCGAAATTGATTCGGTCGCCAGTCGATCCGCGCTCTGCCGGTGAGCGTTCCGGCGCGCATCACGAAGTCGCCTTTGCACCGCGGGCACATGGGCGCGCCGGTCGCGTTGCCCTCGCCCATCTCGCGCAGTCGCTCTTCTCGGTCGGCTCTATCTTCCATTGGTCGCCTCGTGTTTCTTCCAAGCCTCATCGATCATCGCGTTTTGGATTATCCTGCGGATGATCTCCGACATTGTGCCGTCTTGCGATTTCAGCCAGTCGAGCATGTGGGTTGGGAGGTAGATGGCGGTTTGTTTCATGCGGTCTCCGTAGAGCGTTGGCGCTCCGAACTTAGTGCATTTGCTCATGGTGTCTCCTACTGATTATTTAATATTTGTGATCCAGCTGGACGGGATTCCTGTGTCAGTCAGGAATTTCACCGCTGACATGTAAGCTTTATCAAATTCCATGTTCCAAAAGTTGTCGGCAAAAATATTCTCGGCTTGGTCGGCTGGTATTGTCACTTCGACAATTGCTGCTTCGACGCCGTCACCCAGGACAAGGGGCATCATATCTTTCAGAACTGAAGGGTCGCAGAAGAAGTAAACCGCTGAAGACCTCGACATCCCAGATGACATCCACTGCGCGCAGGTGCCTGCTGTAAGACCTTCTTCTTTGATTTTTTCCACGCGATCAGTTGTGGTGATGTGCCAGAGTTTCATTCTGCCCCAACCGTCCGCATTCTTGTTGATATCGAGATATTCCGGCAGTGATATGATTCCCCACCCTTCCAAGTTTTTCGTTGTTACATGTTCTGTGATTGCCATCTCGTTTCTCCTTTGTCCTTGTTGATCATAGTATAGCACATAACGTTATATATTTCAAGAGCAAAAGGGGTGAATTTGGCAGATTTAACAAGATGTTAACATTGATAAAAGCCATCTTCCTAAAATTGTTGAAGCGTGGGCCCAGATATGGTATCGAAGCAGCATAATTGACAAAAAGCGTCCGCTCACTGTCAGCCCCGCCCCTCCCCCCAGGGGCGGTGTGCTTTAAAACCAGTGATCTGCCGGCGACGCTTTGGCGTGGGCAAGGCGCAGGTCGTCATCCGTTAGTCACAAGGCTATTTATGATAATCTCCTGTAACTGACAAGCTTAAACACCTTCTGATAGCGCGGTTTGAGCGGCATCACAATGCCATCCCAAATGTCAATGGCGTACACGCTCTGCTTTGTGCCGCTCGCAAGGTAGGCGGTAATTGTTAGAACGCTTGTTCTGTGGGTAATTTGTCACATCCGCACGCAAAACCCCCACCGTGTGAGTGGGGGTTGTTCCGGACTTGCACCGGATAGTTGCTCTGACCGTCAGGGGTACGCATCGTTGATAGGCGTTGACGGTTTTGTTGTGGAGCTGCCGCGAATCGAACGCGGGTATCCTGCCTGCCGGAGCGTAGCACGCAGGGCGCACCTGTCAGCCCCGTGAATCTGTCGTGTACCACCCGTCACCCTTGAACACGACTGCTGTCGGCTGCCAGACTTTGCGCAAAGTCGGCGTTTGGCAGTCAGGGCACACGGTGATCGGGTCGTCGGTGTAGTGCTGGAAGAACTCGAATCGCTTGCGGCAAGCGGTGCACTCGTAGACGTAGAGCGGCATACTAACGCGCCTTCCTGTAAGCGGTGGCCGGCTTGCCGTTGCGAGTTCTAACCTGCCGCGCGGTCAACTCCCCAGCGGCAAGTTTGGCTTTGAGTACCGCCGCCGCCTTGCCCCATGAACAACCGGTGTAATCGGCTACGGATTGTGCGGTGACTTCGTCAGGTTCGATCTCCGGCAAGCCGAGTTCTTTTTGTAGCTCTTCAAGCAGTTCGAATTCCGTCAAGCTCATACAACTGTAATCCTTCTCTGATCTGGTTGTCCTCGATAACGTGACTTGCTGTCATCAAGCAATCCGTCAACTACCACATAACCGCCGATGTCTGATCTAACCGTGTTACCAGCAGCACGCCAACCGAAGGATGTCTTAAGTTGCCAACTCGGTAATGAGATAGCACGCGTTCCTGGTAGTTTATTGCCGGAGTCATCTATCACATGGCGATGTCCACGCCAAATAAAGTTAGGTATCGGCAAGCCCTGACTGGCATAATCGTAAACAACCTCAGTTGCCAGATTAGCCGCGCTTGAAGTCCAGGGACGTGCGCCTGCCCTGCCGTGATGCGCGAAGTCATGGATTGTGCCGTCAATGTCCAGCGTCAGCGTTTGTCCGAACTCGATTGCCCCCAGGTCGCGGTACAGTTGCGCTTCGGTTGCGTTGTCTTGCCCTGCGTGACTTGGACCCGTTCCCAGCACGCCGTAGAAGCCGTCCGCTCTTGAGATGATAGGCAGCATCAAGTCCATAAACGCTTCAGCTTGATCTTCCACCTCATTCATAACTTGCAGACTTCCGTGATGCAAGCCGTCCACCAGATCACCGCAATGCACGACAATAAGCCGCTTCTTCTTGGCGAGCTTGAAGACGTGCGCCCAGTAATCCGTCCAGCATTCATAGAGCCAGCGTTGCAGCTTGTTCGCTTGCGTAGTTTGCGCCTCGAAGTCCGAGCGGTTGTGGACGGTAAATTCCAGCGGCGCTAACGCTGTTGACGAGCCAACGTGGGTGTCGCTGACAATAGCCAGTACAGTTCCGCTCACTATGCGACCGCTCTTGTTACGTCCGCTATTACCGTTGCCTTGCCGGAAGTCAGCGTGCTTACGTCACCCACCTCGATAAGCTGAACATCATAAGCATAAGTGCCGGTTGCCAAGTCATCCGTGCATGAAGCCGCAAGCGTAATGGTTATGTCGCCAGCCGCCGCGTCTGTAATCGCAATCGAGCCGTCGTCCGCACTGGATGGTGTTGCGCCGTTCAAAGTCAGCAGCCCGTCCGTCAATCCGCTTGCGTTCTTGCGGATGCGGATGGTCGCTTCGTCATCTGTCTGGTATGCGTTCCGCTTGACCGTGAAGTCAAGGCTGACATAACTTGCCAGCGAGCCTAAGCCAGAGATGCTGCACTCGAAGGTGTCGCCTCTCAGGATGGTGATTGTCGTACCATTGACGGTGGCAACTACCGTCACCGAGCTTACATCGAGCGCGTCGGTCTTTGCTTTGATCGCATCCACATTGGCATCAACTACCGCAAGAGCCGCGCTGGTAGCAATACCGGTAGTATCAACCGTAGCTGTGGCATCAACTTTGTTCGGCGTTGTGAAAGTGAGTTGGTCGGTCTTGGCTTGAATAGCCGCAATGCCAGTATTGTCAGGCGCGGCAACTGCCGCCAGTTCAAACCACCTCGTAGACCAATCCGGCGTGGATGTATCGCCAGCCAAGCCGTCCACGTAGCAGGTCAATACGTCCCCATTCCTTACGGTGATCCAGCCGGATTGCCCTGAGATGGCGGTCTCGCCCGAAGCAGCTGTCATTGTGGTTTTTGGCAATATTACATATGCAGAGCCAGATCCGCCGATTTGCCGTGTGACATACATAACGTAGTCACCATCGCCAGCCACCGCGTCAATTGACACGTCCACCATTATCAGCTTGTCGCCATTGGCAGTATAAGCACCAACAGCGGTTGCGCTTGATATGTCAACATTAGTACCTGTGTCTGTTTCGATGTAAGTAAGGACTGCCATAAATTCCTCCGATTAGATTGATTAAAGTGCCGCCATTGCGGTGGAAAGTAAGACAACTTGGGTTGAGGTAAGAGTGGCGTTGTAGATTGCAACCGCCTGAATGTAGCAGGTGGTATATCGTCCGAGTTGGTTTGTCGCCCCTATCCAAATAACGCCGTCTGCGGTGTCAGTCCATGCGCTAATATCGGTTACTTTGGAACTGCCGTCAAAGTAACCTGTTTGTCCAGCCACGCACATCACGCCGCTGGTTGCATTTCCAGCCCCAGTTTTATAACCGCCCGAAGCCCATGTCCTACCTGACCCCTCTATCCAGTCCATCCTAAACCGTGCGCCGGTCTTGTGGTAGCCAGCTAAAGATTGCGAGATTGCTGCGCCAGTATTGCCGTCAGAATATCTGACAATCAGCGAGTAACCGTTTGCAGGTGTAGTGCCCGTCGTGAGATATTGCTTGCTTGAACCCGTGAACTTCCAGCCGTTTGTGTCATCCCAAGCGGGATAAGCCGCCCCGTCTGCGGCTGTATTGCTGTTGCCTGATAAGTCGGTTTTGCTTGCCGCATAACTCGCCGCGCCCTTCGGCTGGTAAGCCGCGATGCAACTTGTTATCGTGCCGTTCAAGTCCCACCAACCGCCTCCTGCGCCAGCCGCCGCCTGCGACTTCGGCTGGAATGTAGGGGAAAGAACCCTGCCGAATGTTGATGCGAATGTCATGCTTTCCTCCGATATGCTCTAATTCTGAAAATGTATCTGGCAGGGTCGCCATACTTCGTGCGGAAACTCACTTGCTCGCCAGTCCACGGGTCATTGATGATGTAATCGCCGCCTGACTTGCCGACAATCAAAACCCAGTGCTGCTCAACCGTTGGTGTAGAAAGATTGAAGTCAACGTGCACCAAGACAGGAACGTCATCCGCAAGCAGAGCGTCTATCTCGTGCAAGGGTGCTGGAATATAGTAGCAGTCGATAGCCTTTGCAAGGTAAACATCCGGCTGGACTTGCGCTATTGCGTTCCAGTACAAGTTTGCGCCCGTGAATCCGCCCACCCTGACAAGAGCGTCATTGAGTTGAGCAGGATCGGTCTGCTTGCCGTACCAGTTCAATATCATACTGATTGCCGTGATAAGGCATCCGTAACCGCCTATCGTGTAATAGGAATAACCGAGTTTGTGAGAAGCCCAGCGCGTGTCTCTTTGTGAGAGCGGCTTGATTGCAAGCATCGTGGCAGGCGGGTCATAGTCAAGCCGTTCTAAGAATCGAGACATCATCCAGCCTTCAGGCACGCCGTACCAGTCAGGCAAGACGCTCATCACATCGGTTACGGCAAGCGGATACTTGAAGCCAACTTTGTTTGAAGACAGACTCGGTTTTTCTCTCACGTTCACGTAGGGAGTCGCCCAGCTGTACACCCTCGCTTGGAACAAAGGCTCTTCCGGTTCAGGTTCAGGCTCTTCTTCTTCACCGATCCAAGCCAGCCATTCCTGCTCACTCCCGCCAAAGCGGTTCATGTCAAGGTTGCCGTTATACCCATCGAGTTTGCCAGTCGACGAGTGTTGCCAGAGCCAATAAGAGTTGAAGCCGACTGGCATCAAAGGCTGTGAAGCGGTGGTATAGTGAGCGACCCAGAGTTTGCGGTCTGTCAAATATGCGCCTCCCATAATCTCGTGCCAACGTGAGCGGCTGGTATAGATGCCGGAGTCGGGAACTAACGCGGCGTAATCCAGAACTTGATTGCGATACAAACGAGTGCCAGAACGGGTGTCTTCCACATCCATCCAAGTGCCGAGCTTGAGATCCTTGCCGTCCAGAATAGTCGCGAACGCCACCGCCTGCCTGCTCATGGACTGCGAGCCGATAAGATAGTGGTACGCTCCCAAAGGCACGCCCCGTGCTGATAGCTCGGCGTAATGCTGGTCGAAGTGAATGTCTTTGGACGTGCCGTAAGCCGCCCGCAATATCACGCCGTCAACCTGTGAAGCGAGTTTATCGTAATCAATAGCGAGTGGCGCTTGCCAGAATGAAATGTCAATTATTGGTTTCATGCTTAGACTCCCAGCGTTATGTTACAGATGAAGGCGTGCCCGGTTTTAATTGAGCTTGTATTGTCATAATTTCTAACAGCCACAGTAGTTTCGGATGAAAGGATTATTAATTGCTGCATCTTGCCAGTCAATAGAATCTCACGCCCATAACCAGCAGACGAAACAGAGCACGTTGTTCCGCTTGGGAGCGAGAAATACCACACCCCACTTGCAGTTCCTTTGTCTACAACCTTGAAATAAATAGAGATGTGCATTACTTTTCCAATAGTGCAATACCTGCCATAGCTGCCGGTAGTGTCTGCAAACGTGCCCGTGCCAGCGGTAAATGTCGGTGTATAAGCCAGCCATGCGCCGGGACTTTCTTTCACCCTTAGTCTTTCCACTTCCCGCTCAAGCTTCTTTATGCGGTCTACAACTTTCTCGTCAATATTGCTCATAACTCACCTCGCAGCTTGATGTCCAATTGTTCGCCGCCGTCCTGATCTACCCTTACTCTCACGCTCCCCACATGGCAGTCCACATGGTAGCCAAACGCCTCCGCGCTTAGCACATCCCCAAATTGATAGTGAATGTTATATTGCATTCCAGGCGTGTCATGCAGCTTGCCAGTCAGCACCTGGCGCGGTCTGAATTCATCCAGCGCGGCGTCGCCATCCGCCTCAAGCGCGGCGGTGGTAGAATCGTCCCGGCTGTCTTTGAAGTACTCGCGCCTGTTCCACTTGCTTGCCAAATATCTGGTAGGGTTAGACCTTGTAACCAGTACCCGCGCGTCTTCTTCCCCTTGCCCGGCAACCAGCACACAGTTTCGTTCATCCGAGTGGTAAGTGCCAAACGTTGCCTGACTCAAGTTGCCATACTGCTTGCCAACCAGGCGCGGATCGCCGGAAGCTCGTCCGTGATCCTGCCCTCGCTGCCCGGTGTAAGTTCTAAATTCAAATTGCCCCGGCGCTGTCCTAACCACGTCAAAGCCGAGCCAAACGCCGTTTTTCTCTTGCGCTGTTTCGCATATTTCTTGCAAGACGGTCAGCACGTTGCGGTAAGCGAAGGCTTTTGTAATAGCCGCACCACCCGCGCCCAGCTCAGGCGCGCAAGACAACTTAGTGCGGCTCGTCACGCCGGATGTCGCGCCCAACTGCTCCTCGACGATTACCTTCATCATGTCATCGGGATAGTCCGTCTTGCTTGCCGCCGCGCTTCCCGCGTATGCCCAAACGATCGCCGTATCCAGCAGCCAGTTCGCGTCAAAGGCAGTCAGCTGGATGTACTCCGCGCCGTCACCGTCCGTCCAAAACTCCCAGTTCTGCAAGAAGTAGGCGGTCTCGTTTTGCAGTTCCAGCGTGCCGCCCTTCTCGCGCCACACCTCGAATATATCCCCCACCGAGAACTGGTCGTATTGCAACAAGCCGCGCGGTAAGTTGACAACCAGCGAGCCGATGGCGTTCTGCGTTTTGATGTATTCGAGCGAATTGAACGCTTGAATAACGCCTTTTCTAACGCCCTCGTGCGTGTACCAGACTAACTCGTATCTCACAGTAACGCTCCGTCAAGCCCCCAGAATTTCGGTGTCCAGGCAATCCACGCGCCAGAGTTGGAGTCCGTGCCGGTCATGAACAGCGATAGCGAGTTAGAGCCCGGCTTCAAGTAGAAGTCGCCATAGTCGCTTCCCGGAACGACATAGCGCATTAAGTTGCCCCTGCCAGCCCACCCGCCCCTGAACTTCAGGTTGAGCGGGTCAAAGTTGAGCCCAATCCACTCGCCCGCCTGAAGCGTGAGCCCGTCAAAGGCAATCGTTTTGCCAGTCGAGTAGTTGGTTATCGCTTTGAGCGTGCCCGGCCCGCGTACCTGAATGTAGGGGTACGTGTTCGCGCTTGCACTGGTGACGTTCAAGTTCAACGCGACTATGCCGGTTTTAGCGTTCTCGCCTGCAACGGTGGTTGAATAAAAGCCGCCAATGTACAAAGAACCGTCTGAAGCGGGTAGAACGGAGTAGGCAATATCAGATCCCGGCAAGTCAATATCAAGCGGTTGCCAAGCCCCATTCGACCAGACCGCGACTCGGTCTGGAAGCGTCAAGCCACCTGCAGAAGTGAAAGTGCCCGAAGCATAAACTTTGCCAGAATTGACTGTTATGCCACAAACCCTGCCGTTCGTTCCGGTTCCTAACGATTCCCATTTCGAGCCAGTCCACCTCGCAATGTAATCAGCGTTTGCAATGCCACCAGCGTTGGTAAACTGTCCACCAACGTACAGCCTACCAGTTTCGCTAAATGCAAGTGTATTTACAAGATTATTCAATTCAACTGTTCCGACCTTGTTAAATCTGGTACCGTCCCAGTAGCAGATATAATCACCGTCGCTTTCCAGTGTAACATCTTTGAAATCCCCGCCGATATATAAATCACCATTAGGTGCAAATTTCAAATCGTAACAAATGCCAGAAATCCCTGTCGCAAGTGCGCTCCACGTTGTACCGTTCCATTTTGCAACACCGACCGTATTTGCCACGCCGCCAGCATCCGTAAAGTTGCCTCCGACGTAAACGTCTCCGTTCGGACTTACCGCTATCGATTCCACTCCCTCCAGCATACCTGTTATACCGGTTCCGAGATTGTTTACTGTCGGTGTTCCACTTAAGTCTGTAATTTTTACAATACGATCACCAGAAGGCCCTCCTAAATTAGAGAAATACCCCCCAACGTACAAATCCCCATTTGCATCAAAAACGAGCGCGTAAACTGATTTGTTTATGCCTGCAACCACCGTTTCCCACGCTTCCGTTGTTGGATTCCACCTCGCCAGATAGTCAGCATTCGCCACGCCGCCAGCATCCGTAAAGTTGCCTCCGACGTAAATCTTGCCGTCAGGACCTTCTGCTATACAATAGACAGTCCCATTCAGCCCTTGTACCGTGCCCTGTCCTTTGAGCGAGTTATCATAACCCGTTCCGTTCCACTTGCACCAGTTGCCTTGCGGGTCGCGCTTGACAACATGTTCAGCCGGGAACTCGGCGTATAAGTCCAACTCCGCGCCTTCACGGTAAGCGCCATCCAGCAGCCCGCTCGGAATTGTGAAGTTCAGGATAGCCCGCTGGTAGGTCGGCAAGTCAGGCGTGTCGGTAAGCGAGTTCGGCAGGGGCACGCAAACGATGTCAACCGGTTGCGTGGCTTCCTCGCCGGTAGACGAAAAGCCCTGATAGCGGATAATCCTTTGTTCGTGACCACGATAATCCGCCCCCCAGTTGATGCCAAACTGCTCATCCACTTTCCGGTTGCTCAACTTGTCAGGGCGCAGCAGGTCAATTACAGCCGCGCGATTGGCTTCAATTTCGCTCAACGAGTTGCCCAGAAAGTCGACGATAATCGAGAAGTTGCGTGACTTGCGAATATGCGTTTGGTACATATCCCCGCCACTGGTCATTTTCGTGAGGATCTGATTCCAGTCGCCGTGACCCAAGCCGGTCACTTGAACAACCTTACAATAAGTGTCAAGGTCGACCAACTCCCCACCTAATCCGGTGTTAGCAGAACGCTCCGAAGGCGAGTTGCGTGCCGCGCCAGTCCAGCGACAGCCAGCTTGGTAACCCTCGATAAACGTGGTCGCCTTGCTCGCTTGCTCGAATTGCGCACCGTCTACGTAAAAGGCGGCAGTAGAGGCAACCGCATCCCTGATTACGTAGACCCGATAGGTCGCAACACTTTCAGCCGCCGTGTGAGTGACTTCCACCCGTTGCCAGTAGCCGGTTGCGGTGAAGGTGGTCGTTGCTTTGGCTGTGCCGGAAACGTTGGCAATATAAATCCGCATGGCTTGTCCTGCCACGCCCTTTACGTCGCACGAGAAGGTGTAATCGGATCCACTAACGACAGACAGCCCGCCATGATACGCCCCGCTTGCCACGCCGGTCGCGGGGTTGACCTTCATCGAGTATGCGCCTCTGCGCTGGTAATCGCCGGACTCCGCAATGGTCACGCCCGCCCCGCTTGCCGCCCAATCCTCAACGAAATCAGGACCCGCAAAGGTCGGGTTCTTGATCTGGTTGGTCGCCGCTTTAGGGTTAACCACATAGAATTTCTTATACGCTAAAACTGGTGCTGTCATGCCCATGCCTCCATTAATTCGAATGCTGTCCTAACGTCCGCCGGATTACTCGAAGTCGGCATGGTTAAGTTGTAGACGTTCCCGCCGCCCTGTTTGTTGCCCGTTATCCCACTTAGCGCTTTTGCAACCGCCTTGCCAATTGCCTCCGGGTCAATAGCAGATTCACCACCGTAAAGCGCGCGTGACAAGGCACGCTCCGCATCCGCCCTACTCAAGACAAACCCGTCCGCGCTTGGCACGAATACCTCGCCCCGATAGCCGTACTCCTGCCATGTGTACGGATTGCCAGCGTAGACTGCACCACCGACGGCTTGATTCATGCCATGAACAGGTTGGTACGCAACCGTGCCGTATTTGGTTGGCGGGTTGTAATTGCGTACACCGCTATCATCAACTGATAGGGTCACTGGAATCGGCTTTATTTTCCATGTTTCCAAGTCCGCAAGGTCTGCCAAAACATCGTCAATATTGTCGTCGATTTCGAGCGTCTTGCCTTCCGGTAGATTCTCAATATCATCGGCAAGGTCTTTTACTAACAGGTTATATTGCGTTTGCGTTATTATTTCGTCATCCAATAGCTGCTTGTAAATATTGACCTGTTTAGTGGCTGCAACTGTATTTTGGTCTACCAGTCCCATTGCCTCTGCCAGCGCGTATTTGGCCTTTTCGTCCATCCCTTCGGCCGCAATATTGAACAATAATGATTCTGAATATCTGCGCATTGCTGCATCGGCATTGTTGGTTGCGTCTGCGACCGCTTCGGTGGCGGCGGCGGCATTCTCACTCTCATCCGTCAGAAACACCATTTGCGCTCTGCCCTCTACGATTGCGTAGGTGTAATTGGTTGTTCTCTCATATGCGTATCCATAAATCTGGTTTACCTTCGCCTGAGCGATGGCTAACTGCTCCGCAGTGATAGCGCCCATCCCACTGTGAACGCCGATGTCACGCAGCATAGCGTTATATTCTCTGCCAGAAATTAGGTCTTTATCTTTGGCTTCTTTCAGTTGGCCTATTACAGACTCCCACTGCTGCCCCACCTGAACATTCTCGGTCATGTGATCGGCGAGCGTAGTCAGAGCCGGAGCCAAGCCGTCCATAGCGTCGGCCATAGTCAGTTTGATTGCATCGCCTAAGTTCTTGAACGCCGATTCCATGATCTGAATCTGCCCGGCGCTGGTTTCAGCCTTCGCGCCGACCTTCTCAATTTGCGCTTCGGCTTGCTGTAAAAACGCCTCTGTAAACGCTTCGTTTGCGGATAGCCCCGAGGCTTCCAGCGCTTTGACCTTCGCGTCAAAGCCGTCCACGCTTATGCCCAAAGCGTCAAAGCGCATGGTAGTTTGATTGGTCAATGTCAGCACCAACTGGTTCATGTTCATGCCAAGCGCGCCAGCAACAGAAGTAAGCCGCACAACCTCATCATGCGACTTAGCAAGCCCTAAAGCCATGAAGTCAGCAGCACCAGCCACCAACTCCGCATCGCTCATCATGCCGCTTGTAGCGTCCCGTAAATCGCCTAAAAGAGCATCAGAAACAGTACCAATTGACGCAGCAAGATTGTCGAACCGTGTGCGTGCATACTCTAAATCCGCGCCTTCTTTTGCGGTTTCGTAAACCTCTTTCATGGCAACGCCAACACCAGCCACTACACCAGCGACAAGAGCTGCTTTGCCCATCATGCCGCTTAAACTATCACCGAAACCCTGAACAGCAGTTCCGCCCTTTTCGCCGGCATCCTTCACGCCGGATATGTCCTGCTTGACCTTATTCAGGTCGCCGCTGGCTTTATTCAGCGCGCTAATCACAATCTGCAGGTTAGCCATACTTCGCTCTCAATCTCTCAACCTCGTTCACAATGTCCCATACTTCCCCATGTTCGCGCTTCCACTTCGCCGACTCGCCGGGCTTGTTGCCCTCTGCTTTGTACAGCTTTATCGCCTCGTACACATTCCGCACTTGCCGCATTTTCCGCAGCAAGCCCGCCGGTTGCTCCATCACGCCGCCTGAGTAAGGCAAGGCGCGGTAGTTCTCGCAATTGAGTGCAAGTTCCAGCAAGGCGGGCATGTCCGGTCGCTTTCCATCCGCATAATCAGCGGCGGCTATCAGGATAAAGGGTCAATGCTAAGCGCCTCCGCGATCACCTTGTTGACACAATCTGCCAGCCACACAATCAGACCGGGTTTCGCATTGTCTACATCATCCAGCGACAATGCCGGCTCAACCAGAATCCCATGTTTGACAGCCGCCCTCACGCTATCTCCACGCCAAACGGTCAATGGCACCTTTTCCTTGTTGGTCATGTCGTTGCTAAAGTCCTCAAGCTCTTTTTGATTAATATCTTTTACAACGCACTTGCCAAATTTCTTGTGCTCGAATTCCATAAAACTCCTATACCGCTGCCAGAGCAGAGGACGTACTGATCTTCAGCCAGTTGCTCATGGTCGGGTTGTAAACGCCGTCAAATACCAAGTCCACGCTCAACACGCCATTACGACTCTGGAACAGTTCGGGCGCTTGCATGGTATGTCCGGCAAACTGGATATTGACGATCCGTTCTGATCCAGCCGTTCCGGTCTTGTACTCGATCTCGATCTGCTTTTCCAAGATTGTGTTGGATGCAGCCAGGATCGCGTTCACAAAATCATCGGTGGAAGTGTTGTATTCAAGTGATAAGCGCAATTGCCCATTCCAAGTGTCATCGGAATAAGCAGTCGGCGTACATGAGCCTAAATAGGTTCGATATTCGCGGTTGGAATTGATACTCAACTCCCACGCAAACGCGCTCGAAGCCAACACCGAAGTTCCGGGATCTGCCGCGTTCCAAGCCGAAACAGCCACAGCCGACATACAGCCGGTCGGTCGCGTTTCAGTGACCGAATCGGATAAGGATGTCAGTGTGCTAACCCCAACCTTCCCGCCTATCAACGAACCGCCCACCTGGATACCGCTGTTGGTCGTGCCGCTCAATGTCAGGCTTGCTATTGAGGCGTCCTGCATCTGGTAGACAGCGCCCGATTGCCCGAATTGCAAGGTCGCAAAGTGTGGGGTCGGCTGTGCTGTGGTCGGCGCGGCATAATCACGCACATAAGGCGCGGCTGTGCCTGTTACCGAAGCGTCCGTGCCAAACAGCATTTCCAGAAAATAGTTGATCTCTTCAAAGGTGGTGTCAGCACTTTCAAAGGTTGCACTGGACGCGTAATGGTCAAGGACGGTCTGATGGGTCGGAGCCATGGTGCCCCGCAATTGGTCAAGCGCACGGGTTTCGAGCTCCGGGCGCAATTTGAAGCTGGACACGTTCTGCAGCTTGCGGGTTGCCGTTCCGTTTGCCGTGCCGAAAACACTCTGCCAGCCGAGTTGTAATACATTTAATTTATCCAGCATTGTCTTTTACCTCTGCCTTTTTCTCTTCGATTTCAATTCCGTAAATCCCGGATTTCAGGATCATTCGTTGCTCTTTCTTCGGGATAGCCGCCCATTCTTCTTCGGTCAAATCCCTTGCGGGTAAGCCGATGAAATAACCGCCCCCGATGTACAATATTTTGCTCATATCGCCTCCGTGATCATCAACTGGCATCTTACAGCAGCGTAGTAACGCCCGCTTCCCAGTGGATACTCGAATTCACCCGGCGTGACGCTCCACCCATCCAGCACCATGTCGGTCGCCGGGCACTTGTAAGTTTTCATTGCCTCCGCGTATTTTCCGCAATAATCAACCAGTTCTCCCGCAAACTCCCTCACGCCAACGCCCTGTTCGCTTGCCTGCCAGAACATCAGATCGTTCACCTGCCATTGCATCGTTGCGCTTGCGCCAATCCCCAGGAATTGCCCGTCCCTGCCTTCACCTGGCATGCCGCCTAACGGCAATAACAACCGGCAAGGCAAGTGCGCCGTAGTAAGCGATTCCGGCAAGGATGTCAGGTTATAGACTTTTGGCGTTTTTCCGCTGGTGGTCGTGACCGTCACTTTTGCCAGATTGTCATAAGCAGTCAATATATTGCTCATATCCGCACCTGATAACGTTTCAGCAGGTTCTTTACATCCGCCGGTAATGCGCTTGGCATGATGGTCACGCCGTCACCAGTTACGAGCGGTCTGTCAACGTCCCCACTGTTATCCTTTTGCCGATACAAAAAACTCGTCAACCTGATACAGGCATGCACAATGTCATCGGGCGGTGTGGCAGAATAACCCCACGTTCCCGCAACCGTAATGACCGAATCCTCATCATCGAATTTCCAGTCGTAGCCGGACTTCAATTTCACCTGCCATTTCGGTGTGGTGTTACGCGGTAACAGAACGTAGTTTGCGGATGCGATTTCGTCACCGTCCCCATTTGTGAGCTTCGTCACAGTCAGCAGATCGTACGAATCCAGGATCAGTATCTTGCCTTTGATATTCTCCGCATCAAATGTGTAAGAGGCGGTTTTTGCGCTGAAATTTCGCCCTGTAGACGCGTCTATGATGCCGCTCGCACTGTCAAGTAACTGCATGAGCAGCACGTCATCCGTGTCGGTGTTAATGCCCATGTAGTCTTTCACTTGTATCAGTTCTGCGTAGCTCATTTCACACTCTGCTTTTCAGACATCTTATCTTTGATAGCGTTGGAGGATTTCTTGGTCGGCTTGTTTGTGATCTTCACCGCCGGAGCTTCTTCCGGAAATGAGATAAGTTCCACAAACCCAGCCCGCAAGAAGTCGTCCAGTTTCTCATCGGGTACTTTGGCTATCGTGCCCGGCTTGTACGGCTGTTTGTAGTAGAACTGCTGTAATACTTTGACCTCTGCCATGTTTTCGTAACCTGCCAATCTCGGATAGATCGCCCTGCCGTCCGTGCCAATGTGCCCGCATTTCACATCGAACCGGCAGATCTGTTTCAATCCGTATTTTGCGGAATCGTAGGCAATCGCCCAGTCAGGCGGATAACTCTTTTCGGTTGCCCTGAAATTGAATAGTTCCAGCACCTTCCGCCTGAATAACGTGAAGCCCATCCCCAGCCCCGTCACGCGTGCCATGCCGTCTCTTTCTGCGGCTGCATAGCGCTTCGGAAGGTAGGTAAACGACCGGCTGAAACTTGGATTCTTTTCGATGTACAGGAACGCGTTTACACAATGCGCCCCGTGCCTGAGCATGTAAAGCCCGTACACAATCGGCGCGTCCACTTCAAGCAGCTTGACCAACCCGTCTTTCGGAACAAGCATGTCATGCTCGAAGGTGACCAGCGCGTCATAACCTTCGTCCAGCACGCGCCGTTGAATTTGTTGGTATTGATGGAGCGTATTCTTATGTCGGCCTTCACGCCCGTAAGGATTGTCCAACCCGATCACCCAGTCGGCTTTCCAGCCTTCCGGCACGTCCAGATCGTAGAAGGATTCCACTGATTCAGGGAACGCCTGAATAATCCCGCCTTCCTCGTAGGTTGGCATGAAGATCAACACTCTTTGCTCGCTCATATACGCTCCATCAATGAATCGTTAGTTGTTAGGCAGACGGATGAGTACCGTAGCCGATAGCCTCTGCGTTTAGCACGCCGTAGACCACATCGAACAGGTAAACCAGTTCAATTTGTCCGTAGCGGGCACGGGTGTAAGGATCGCGGATCAACTGCAGTCCGGCACCGTTGCGAACGCCCACCTGCGACCAGTCACCGAAGAACAGCGATTTCTTGCTTGCGCCGATAGTGTCAGCCTTATTGGTGAAGTACACCGGGAAACCGAGAATGCTCTCGCGGAATTTGCCCTGCGGAGTTTGTGCGTAAGTGAGCGCGTCACCTTTGATTGAAGCGATCTTGGCGTAGGAAGGACCGCTCATAACCCAGGCAGCCGAACCACCGTCCAGGTAACTCACCATGTCGGACTGGAAGACCATATCTTCCATTTCACCCAATGCAACTGCTGTGGCAGAGGCAAAGGTCTTCAGTGCGGTACCGTTAGTTTCAACTTCGGTAATCAGCAGGTCATTGTGGGTCTTTGCCATGCCGCGTCCAACCCAATTTGCCAGGAAGGATTCAAGGCGGCTGTCTTCGTCACGAAGCAGTTCGTGTGAAATGCGGATGATCTTTGCGTATTTCGCGAGGGTCATCTGCTTGCGCCCGGTTGCCGGAGCGTCATCATCGAATTCCTGCGTTTCAGTCGCAACCACAAATTCGCCGTCGGCTTCGTCATCGTAAGGCACGTTCACGGTTGTACCAACGCCTGGAATCTCGGTCACACCCAAGCGAGACCACAGAGCGCTTTCATCGCGCCGGGTGATCACGTTCTGATAGTGACCAGTTGGCACGAGATACTGTCCGTCTGCGGCTGTACCGATGTTCATGTCGGTATCGTTGGATGCCTTCAGGCTCTTCATGACGCTGTTTTCCTGCCCGGTGCGGATGTAGTGCATAAAGCCCTTCATCTCGTCTTTTTCACCAACACTGGAAATAACGGTGAATGAGCCTTTGGCTTCCCCACGCTCGCTTCTCAATTCGTCAACAATCGACTTGCGAACCTTTTCCATCTCGGCTTTCAAGTCAATTTTTTCTTCAACAGGCTGTTCCTGAACAACCTCTTTTTCCATGTCTTCCATTTTGATCTCCTCTTGATCTGGTAATAGTGTTTTGATTGTGATTGCTTCCGCTTCGTCCTCAACCGCATCCACCGTCTCTTCGACCTCCGGGATCGCCTCTGTAAAGACTTCTGCTTTCGCTTCGATAACGGCAAACTCATTCGCCGGTTTTCGCCATTCGTTCGTGTCAAATAAAGCCAGTTCCCCAACCGGCCACACGTCAATAATTCCACCCGCGCTTTTTCTCACTAAATGAGATACCGCCCCACTTGACGCTTTCACGCCGTCCACTCCGGCTGTCAATAACCGCTGCGATAACGGCTCGCTCTCGTCCAGAGCAATGTCGAACCAGTGACCGCGCTCATTCTTGTATGCATAAGTGGCTTCGCCGATGATCGCAGGCGGTGTCTGCTTTTCTTGCGGATCATCCGGCCCAAAGCCGTGATAGTAGGTGATCGGTCGCTTGTCGCCAACGTTCAGCACAATGTCTGTCTGCTCGGTGAAACACTCCCCGTCCAGATCGCGCCCCTTGATTGGCCCTCCGTAAGGCACACCCAACACGCGCCAATCAATCAGGCTGTAATCCACATCTGCTTTCAAGCGTTTTGTTTCGACCGCGTCACGCTCGATGTTTTCATTGCTTGCGATTTTCAACGTCAATTTATCAGACACTTGCCACCTCTTTCTCTAATGCCGCCCTGATTCTTGCTTGTATCTGCGGACCATATGTTTCCACTGCGCCTGCAACCGTCAACCAGCCGCTCGCTCTGTGCTGGAAGGTTTGCCGTGAACCCTGAACAAGATGCTTGTAATCCGGCGCTTTGTTTCCAACCACTGCCTCCCAGCCACCCTTGCGCGGTTGAGATGTCCACTTACTCTGCAATGTGTACGATCGGTTGTAAGGCACACTGATATTCCCGTGTTTCAGGTGGTAGAAGAAGCCGCGCCGTACCCGGTCATTACTGCGAATAAGCGGATTACCAACTTTCGCCTTCTTCGGGTAATGCTGCAACTTGCTCTGAAGCAAGATTCCGCCTGCCTGAACTTCATCTTTCACGCGTTGCATCTGTTCTAACTTTGTCAAACCAGCAAGCAGTTTTTCTATGCCCTCAACTCGGATATACGTTCCGCCTGCCATTAGTTGCCTTCCTTCGGATAGTCGTAATCCACGTAGCATCGGCATCTCGGATGTGCTGGTGGGTAATCGACTGTAATCCGCTGCTTATGTCTCGGACCACAAATAGGACAAACCCTCTCATCTTCCTGCGTCATCCAGGTTGGCACCAAGATCACGCCGCGCTGGTTGATTTCTGCAACCGCCGCCCGCTCGCCCTCAACCTTTGCGCGGGTCGTTTCGGTGATTGCTATCATTTCTGCTCTCACAGGTGAGTAATATTTTTCAAGATGCCGTGCCAAATCAGCCCTGCTCCACTGCTCCTCAAAATATCGTGGAACTAACTCATTCACGCCCACATAAGTTTTGTCGAACATTTTCTGCAATGTCGGTACTAAACTGGTTCGCGCCCAATTCACCGCATCGGCATTGATCAAGTCCCAATCAATCGTGATCCCAACAAGCGGTAATTCCAGCGCACTCTGAACGAACGTGTCAACCAGAATCGGCTCGACCTGGTTCTGAATGCGTTTCCAGCCGTTCTGCCAGTAGGAATGCGGCACGTTATTCAAGTCCGGCGGGTCGCCTAAATACTCCATCAGCTTCTCGAGCTCCGCTTGCATTTCACGCGAGAGCACCCGCCCTAACTTGCGCTCGATCTCAAAGCGGTCAATCACGGGTACACGCTCCACTCAAAGACTCTCTTCACGTCTTCCACCGTTTTCACGTTTTCCAATGCCCCACTTATCGCTCCATGCAAACTTGGCTCAAGGATCGTGCTTTCAAACTCTCGGATAGGCTTGCCTTCTTTGACGCGTTTCTCTGCCATTCGCTGCCACTTGCGGAGTTCTGCCACCCGCTCGTCTTCCGGCTGTGTTTCCGCTTCCTGCTCGCTGAATAAGGCTTCCTGCTCTTCGCTCAACACAAACCCAGCCAGGTCAAGCGCAAGGCGGGTCGGTAAGCCGGATGCCGTCAATTTGTTCAGTACATCGGCTCGCTCGTTCTCGTCTTCCTGGAAGATGTCAAGTTCGTTCAACTGGAATTCAAGTTTTATCTTGTCACGTGCAAACAACTGCTCGTTCAAAGCATCTTCGTAAAGCTGCAAACGCGGCTTGATCGTATCTTCGTAGAAACTCAATCGGTCTTCCTTAGCGGTTGCGTAGTTTGCCGCTTCACTGTCAAGCATGGTCTGCTTGATGCCGAATGCCATCGCGATGTTCTTTTTGCTTATCTCGGATAAGTCGATGAATGCCAGGTCTTTCAATAGCGGAGTAAGTGTGGTCGGCTGGATAGAACCCGCTCTCACACCCAACACCCGGAACGCATTGCGAATCGTGGTAGCAGAACGCCTGAACCAGTCCTGAATGCGCTCGATCTCGTTCCTGTCGTTCGTGTCAACACCTAACAGCGTGACCGGCATTGCCCCACCCTCAAAGTACACTTCCGGAAACTTGCTCAAAGCATAGAGTAACTTCGCGTCAATCGTGGAAGCCCTACCAGCACCCACACCCGGCAGAATGTCTTGAGTCGGGTCATATTCGGCAATGTAGAGCATTTCATACTTGCCAGCCCGTAGGTCGTTCGTCCATGTCGCCCCACTGCTGTTCTGCTTGAACACCAGCTCGCCGGTATTCATGTATTGCACGTTCATGTCAAACGGATTGCGATACTGGATGTCTTTCCTGATCCCGCTCTTGTTCGCAATGATTTCACCGTACGCTGCACCTCGCAATAGCAAGCCAGCTTCCCACTGCCAAAGCAGGCGTGACAGCGAAGTCGGGTACTGCCACTCGATCTCACTCTCGCCTTTCACCAGCCGGAATGGAACGGTCGATAACGCGTCACAGCGCAACTGGATGGCGCGGTACAGGATCGGCACACGCGAATACAACGCCGCGATAGAATCAGGCACGCCGTCACTTGTCAGGAGGTCTACCCAGCCAGGAATGTTTGTTATTGCCTTGTAAGTTTCTGCCATAGATACTCCTGTTAATCCATCCACAATATGATTCCTCTATCACTTACAGCATTCCACGCGAACGCCAAACTCATGACCGTGTCATCGTGCATCCCAGCCGGAGCAGAGTAGCTGAACCCGCCCGACGGATTCCGCTTGCTCTCAAAACTCAATAGCTCTCCCACCAGCACCGGATTGTTCACGATCTTTATCTGCGCATTCTCAAACGCCGCTTGCAAGCCCTGAATAATTGCCTGCTTAGTCGCCGAAGTGGTTGTAAACGGCACGATATTCAAGCCACGCGTCACCAGTTCGTCAATAACCGGCCTGCCTATCGAGTTGGATTCCACGACCATCGAAGTCAGGTTGTATCGCTTGTACACGCTCTCAAGTCTGTCTATCAGCACCGGATAATCCACGCGGTTGAACCTATCCAGGTAGACCATCTCTTTCGTTTCCGCATCCAGCACCGTCACAACCGTGAAGTCCACACTTGCCGCAACGTCCACGCCGGCAACGTACTGCCTGCCCTGCTCGTACTCTTTCGGCTCAAGAACTGCCGCTTCCTGCACACGCCTGAACACGCCGCCGGAATCGTCAATGAACTCTGCCAAATACTCTTGCCTGAATATCATCTCAGGCAGATCCCGTTTCGATGCCTCGATCTCGCTTGCCGCAATGAACGGATTGTTGGCAGTCGGGAACGTCCACGATTCCCAGCCTTCCTCGCCATTTACGCCGCGCATATAGTTTTCCCAGAACCAGTTGCGCCCCTTTGGTGTCGAGATGAACAGTGCCTTGCCCTGCCGGTCTGATAGCGCCGGTCGAATTGCCTCCGTCCACGCCTCTTTCTGCATGAACGCACACTCGTCCATCACCACGAAGTCCAGCCCCTCACCGCGCAATGAGTCGGGATTGTCCGCCGATCTAACAGCCACAAACCCGCCGCCCGGAAAGTTCACCACTCGGTCAACCAGCCGTATCTCAGCGCCCGGTATCTTGCGCACAATTTGCCGCAATGG